TTTTGGTGTTTCAACGATTTTGCTTTTACTTGGACGCTTGTGGCAAATATATGCTTTGCCTCCGCCTTGTCCTGTATATGAAACTGAATGGATACAGTTTTTACATTGTTTCGTCATCGGTTTTTTCCTCCAATAATTTTTGAAACTCTTTGGCTTTTCTTAACCATAGTTCCTTAACTGAACCGTCTTTCTTTCGGTAATCGCCTTTCATAACTACAACGAAGTATTTATCAAAGTATTCGCGGACATCTTTAAGGCAGTTCGTATAACCTTGTTTAACTCCGTCAAGATATTTCTTACCTGCTTTTCTTTCGTTAATGTCCTCTTTTCCACTATCTTGACCGCCACTTGTTATGTTGTATGGCTCATAACCTTCATCAATGTATTCGGCAAGTATCTCGCGTTCTTTTTGGTTCAACATTTCTCTTGAACAATAGACCACATCAATTGCCCAAGCATAAGGGTTAGACGGATATTTAAGACCACGCGTTTTGAGTGAAATATCAATGCGTTGTTCAAACCCCATATAATGACCTGCTAATCTATCAAGAACATTAACCGCTTGACCGATATAGCAATACCTTTTAACACTACCGTCTTGTCGTGGTTTATCTTGTCTTGTAAAAATATAAATACCACTTTGTTCTTTAAGGTTATTGTTATAGGCATAAAGGGTTTCCATAAATAAGTTCTTTTTTCTTTGTGCGTCCAAATACTTTCTTTGTTTTGGCGACCATTTGTAATAACTATTTCCCATTTAGATTTCCTCCGCTATTAAGTACGGTTTTTCTTCAACCAAGTTTTGACTATTGTCGTAAAACGGAAACATCGCTTGTCTTATACGAACAGGGCGACCCGTTTCTTTTTCAAAGTGTTTGATTAGAAAGTCGCGGTCATAGTCCATAACGGAATTAGGCAACGCGCAATTACCATAATCTTCAAGGCACTTATATACCCAATTAGGAAATACTTTCATCGTTTGAAAAATCTCCTTCTAATAATTGCTCGGTGCTTGGCGTTTCTCCTTCAATTCGTTCTTTGAAGAATGGGCATTTATATTTGCGACCACCCCTTTCAAAGTGAGTATTGTTTAGCACTAAACATTTACCGTAATGACACGCAAAGCAGTTGCGTCTTTTTTGTTCACATCTTTTGTAGTTCATTTTGTTTCCTCCAAGAAGTCAAATATAGACATTTGATTTTTGAGCCGATAATTTAGTCGGCGATATTCTTCGTAAACAGGTTTCCATATCACTTCACATTGTTTTCTTTCGCTTGGTAGATATTTCGCCATAGTATCCAATTGCTCGGCTAATGTGAGAGCAAACGGACAACCTTTACAACCTGTTCTTTTGAAATTGAATGGTGTGTAATACAACTTGCATAAACTAATGTTGTTTTTAGTTATGAACTCGTTTTCCCATTCTTCATTAACTTTGATGAGCGGGTGGAACTTAACGACCTTTTTCGTCTTGCTATCCGTGATAATACAGCCCAATCGCTGTCTATTACCGCCCTCATCATTTCGCATACCTGTTAAAGTAATTGGTCTTTTATTAACCTTTTGCCATTCGTGGATAGGTTCTTTCTTTAATTTGTGGCAACATAAGTGCGAATAGTTGTATTGACCTTGTTTTTCAAATTGATAAAGCAAGATTTTAGGACACATATATTTGCCGTCATAATCAGTTTGACCGAGATACTTTTTAATAAAGTTTGCGTTTGTTCCACGATTGAATTGATAGACCCTTAAAGCGTGTTCTTTGCTTTTGAATGGGTATCCAAACTTTTCAAGCATTGGTTTGATTGGAACTTTTGGTGTAAGAATAATGAAGCGGTCATCGTTTTCGGCAAACCCTTTTACAAACGAAACGATGTCGTTATATTCAATTCCTGTATTGATAAACACTCTTGGAATACGATTATTAGGCAAAGCCATATCAAGCAAGTAATGAAGAACTGTGCTATCCTTACCTCCGCTAAACGATAAGTATGAATTGTGTTCTAAATCGTGTTGCTTATTTACGGTTTTAATAACCTCTATTCGGTCAAATAGTGTTAATTCGTAATCTAATGTGCTATTATTCACTTTGATACTTCCTTAATTGCTTTGGTCGGCGGTTTGGGTGGTATCTTTTTTATAGACTTCAACGACTTTAATTTCGTCAAGGTCAAGGACGCGACCAGCCAAGTTAATCATTGGTGCGCTTCCGTCCACACTAATAAGTGATTTAAGGTGGTTTTTGTATTCGCAAATCTTTTCCACCTTCTTTTCTTCTTTGGCGACAAAATCTTTGAGTTCTTGTTCGCTTTCGCAAAGTTTGATTGCGCCCCTTTTGTCCTTAATAATTGGGATATATCTTTGAACATTTGTTGCCCAATTAAGGTCTTTAACCATATTCGCTAACTTGATACATTTATCGTGTGAATATGGGTTTTTATTAAGCACAAATAATGGTGTTCCGTCAGCGTTTCTCACATTCTCAACGATTTCCTCAATCGTGTAGAACCTTCCGCTAACAAAGTTTGCTTCAAGCCAATTCTTTAATGTGTGGTGTTCAGTTGTTAATGGTTTCACTTTTTAATTCCTCCAATTCTTGTAAGATGTTATCCATTTCGTTGAGGTTCTTAATGACCTCTAATTCAATAATTTCTTTGTTTAAGTTCAGCGGTTTTATTAACCTTGAACCAAGTAGATAACTTACATATTGGCTATAATCTTTTTCGTTCTTACTAACCATATAGGTAGTTATCTTGTTATTTAGATTGTCTATATCCCAAGTCGTTATCATTGGGTAGGCAAGTGCGTGTCGCTCTATGGCTTCAATGAGGTATTTGTCCTTTTCGCTACCTACGAACCCATAGCGCCTAAACTCTTGGAATAGTTGTTCAATCTTTAATACTTTGTTCTTCATATTCGTTAGTCTTATGAAACAACCTCCATATTGGTAGAGATGTAATTACTTATTCGTAATAGACCTCTTTTTCTTAATTCACGGTTAATTTCGTTAATTTTTTATCTTTAATGATTTCTAATTTCTAACCTTTTTTATTAGCCGTTTATTAGGTGGTGTTCTTTTTGTTTGGTAGGGAACACCCAAGACCACCCTTATTTAGAAACCGATGTCGTAGATTACCAACACAGATGTATTCATTATTGCTATGTATTCAAATAGGAGATTTCCTTATGGAAAGAAGTTATCGCAAAACCTTTGAAACTGACATCGGCAATAAGCATTTTTATTCAACCTTTACGGCTTCGGCGACATTGTTGATTTTGCCCTTATCTAATGGGGCTTCTTTTTCGTTATCAACATAAGTCGCGCTTCCGTCGTCATTGACGATTGCTTGGTCGTATTTAATCGCGTTAGCAAGTTCGGTGCTTAATGGTGCGTATTTAGAGAGCAATTGTTTCATTACTGTCTTTTGAGCCATTAAATCAAACATCTTCGTCCAATTATCAAACTCTCCACCACGATTATCTCCGCGATGTGCTTGGGAGTATTTAGTTCCGTGCGCCTCGCATTGTTCTTTCGTCCAATAGAGTGTTTTGACAAAGCCGTTTACGAGTTTGAAGTAAGCATAGTAGCCAACGATTGGTTTATCATCGTGTTCGTGTGAGAACTTGAATAAATCTTCTCCAAAGTCGTCTTGACCGACCCATTCGCCTTCGTGAACCTCACGGACACCCAAGCGCTCAAATTGACCGCTTCTTTGTGCTAATTGAACAAGACCTTTCCAACCGATTTGGAATTGTGCTTTGTTCTTGTAAGGGACGACATAAGCGAACCCAAGTGTAGGTGCTAATGGGAGTTTCATTGAACTCGCTACTAACCCTGCGGATAGAATTGATTTTGCGTCGCAATTTTGTAATTGATAGTTATTACTAACTACTGCGGAGATGTCAGCAACGAATTGACGGGCTAATTCTTTGTCGCCAAGTGTGTTGTTGATTAGCGTTTGATAAGTTGTTCCGCGAATTGCTACGCTAAATGGTTTGTTTTCTGCCATTATTTTTCCTCCTCTTTATAGGCAATTTTCAATCGTTTAAGGGACGATTTAACCCTTTTAACATCATCACTACCAAACGGTAATTCAATAGTGATAATTGTTGTTTCTTTTGGCTTTTTTTCTTTTGGTTTGAAGGCAAGCATTTTTGCGGTAAGTTCATCGCTGACTTCTTGTAGTCGTTTTTCCAATGGCTTACACGCGTTATCAAGTGGGTTTATTACAACGGCAGTAGTTTGTTTTCTCGCGCTACTAATCTTTTTCATAAGATTATTGATTGCCGTTCTATGCGCCCAAACGATTTTGTAATCTTCTTCACTTAACACTTCGCTTTCAACTCTATGTGTCTTAATGAACTCATCAACGACTTCGGTTAATGGTTTTCCGCTTTCGGTATAGACCTCATAGGTTCTTCGCTCTGCGTCGTAGTGGAAGGTCATAATTTCATTCATTCGTTATTCTCCAATCTCAATCTTTAAGTCAGGTGGTATTTTGTTTACGATGTGTTTTTCGTAGAAGTCGGTTTCAACCTGTTCAACCTTTTTAATGGCTTCTAACACATCTTTTCTTTCAAGGTGGAATGACCTTATTTCGCTTGACGCATACTTACCTGTGTCGTAATTGACGAAGATAAGTTCAACGCATAGTTCCACAAAGTCATAATCGTTTAGAACGACAAGCCCTTGTAATACTTGAAGGACATATTGTTCAGGCAAAATGCCGTTTCGCCATTCTTCCGTTTCCGCCTTGTTTTGAACAATACGAGTTTTGCCTTCATAGATACCTTTGCGTCCTGTTGCTTTTTCAATGAGCAACGCGTCAGGCGTATAAGTTAAGTAGTGCTTATCCGTTCTTCTCATCATTTGAATAGATTTTGGATATTTCACTTCGTATTCTTCGTGGTGTAAGGCAAAGATGTCGCAAATTGGCTTTTCAGCACGGCTTCCGTATAGTGTTGATGATGTTTGTTTTTCATTCTTCTCATCACTTGGGTTCATCGCGCTACACCAAATATCTAATGCGTTTTGGTATTTGTTCTTACCAAATAGCGCGCTAACTGAACTTCCGCCAAAGCCCCTATGGGCGAGCCAACCTTGTCGGTCTTTTCCGTAGTGTTCAACCGTG